TTCCGATATGGGAGCAGCCACGGACGCTGGTAATGTCAAATGAAGCGGATTTACTCATGGATGCTACGAACTGGTTTACGATTCTTGCTGACGGGCAACGATTACGCTTGTTTCAAAGAGGCGTGGAAGTGCGCGGAGGAAACCAACAACCGCTCCGTCGGCCTAAAATATATCGGCTCAGTCAAGCACCTCTTATCAGTCAACCGCTCAATCCGCAAGATGGTGCAGGACGGGCGGGATCGGGACGAGATTACCGCCGCCTTGGTTCACTTAGCCGTCAGTCTCAAATACTTGGAGAGTCGCAATGAGCAACGAGCAGATATCTGATTTGCGGGTCACTTTGGCTAGGTTAGAGGAGCGTCAGATCCAGCTTTTCTCCATGGTTGAAACCTCACTTGCAAACTACGCAGATGTTGCTAATAGATTGAGTGCGCTAGAACACTTGCGGACTAAGTTTCTGGCTGTAGCTGGGTTGATTGGGCTGGCCTGCTCAGTGACCTGGGATGTCCTCAAAAGCCGCCTTTCTAATTAGGAGACTAAATGCCCACACTTGGAACACAAAACATCAGCACTAGCTATCCACAGCTTCTCAAGACCTTTGGGACTGGCGGGCTGGATGGCACGCTACAAGTCGTTACCGATGGGGATAACACCTCCTCGGCTCTGTCTGTGTCCACCTCTGGCGTGGCCAGCACCGGCAGCCTTGAAGTGGTGGGAACCAGCCTGCTGACGGGTGCAGTCACCTTTGGCACTAGCTTTACCGCCTCTACTGGCACAGCCACAATTGGCGCAGCGGTTATTGGTGCGACTACCTTTACTACTGGTTTTACTTCCTCTACTGGCACAAACACCCTTGGCACAATTGCCTCGACCACCTTTACCAGCACTGGTCTTGCGACAGTTGGTACTCTGAAAGTTGGTGCATCTGGTCCAAGCCTTACGGCGGTAACATTTGCAACCGCAGCTTATGCTGGCGCGACAGTATTGGATATTGACCACGCAACAACAGGATCGAATGTAAGCACTGGCACGCTTGCGGCATCTGGAGTTGTTCTTGGCGACATGGTCATTGGCAATATAAATTCAATTGGATCTACAACTGGAGCAACGCCTGCTGGATTATTGCAAGACTTTAGGATTGAATCAGCGGGTGTATTGCGTTTTACAATTTTCAATTCCACCCAAACAACCGGCACAATTCCAGCAGGAACAATCTTCGCAACCGCACTAAGGTTTACGGCTTAATTTTATGGCAATGATAGATCGCAACTTTACCTTCGCAACCAACGGCACGGTTACTGCCAATGATTTGCACAACCTAATTGATTCAGCCACGATTTACCAGGATCTCATTACTGGCCAAGTTCCAATCACCAGCGTTGGCACAAACTATGAGTTATTGATTGCTGATGGAACTAACCCCAACGCCGCACCCAATGCGGTCACAGTGTATGACTTGTTTGAGGACGCACTGACTGCTGGCACTTATACCAACGCGAACATCAGCGCAGCGTTGACCTACGGCACGGCTACGGGAACTAGATTGGTTTCCACCAATGCTACAATCACGACTGGCACGATTACGACTGGGGTGATACCTACGCTAACCTCATCTACAGCCACATTTGGCACGACTACATCGACTGCGGCTACGATTACTAGCGGAACAGTCACCAACTTGGCCAGCACTACTGGAACGATTGCTACGCTTAACAGCACTACTGGCACGATTGGCACGCTAAATAGCACTACTGGAACAATTGGTAATCTTTCAACCACACTCGCTGGTGACTTCACGATCAGCAGCGGGACAGGGACGCTTGGCACTTCTGGCGTGACACTAGGAACTTATGGCGGGGCAACATCAGTTCCTGTTCTTGCCATTGATGCAAAAGGTCGAGTTACAACTGCAAGCACATCTGCGATTACAAGTGGATTAACTGGCTTCCGCAACCGCATCATCAATGGAGATATGCGGATTGATCAGAGGAATGCTGGGGCGAGTTCTGTGCCAGCAACTGGTAGTTATACATATACATCGCTTGATAGGTATTTTACAAGCGTAAACACACCCGCTACATCAACTGCAATTCGATCAACAAGTGCGCCAGCAACATTTTTATATTCATTAAAAATAGGAAGAAGTGGGTCGGGAACCGCTGGACTGAATACACTAGGTCAAGTTATTGAAACAGATAATTCCAAAGACTTGGCTGGGTCTTCAGTCACATTATCTTTTTGGGCGCGAGTTGGTGCTTCTGCAACTTTTTCCTCGCTAGATGCCTATGTTTACAGCGGGACAACTACGGATCAATCAGCATTATCGCTTCGGGGCGGGTGGACAGGACAAGCTACTGTTGCAAGTACAACAGTAACATTAACTACTACTTGGACAAAGTTTTCATTTACTGGAGCCGTAGGATCTTCCGCATTACAATTAGCTGCTCAATTTGTTTTCACAACAGTAGGTGCTGCTGGTGCAGACGACAATCTCTACATCACAGGAGTCCAACTCGAAGCAGGCTCGACCGCAACCGACTTTGAGCGTAGGCCGATTGGGACTGAGTTGGCGTTGTGTTACCGCTATCTTCCCTTTTTTACTCTTTCCAATGCTACTATAGGAATTATTGGTCAAGCAAGTGCTACAAATATTGCTTACTACACGCTACCTTTTCAAAATACCGCAAGAACAAGCCCAACAGGAATAACTCTTACTACTGGAACTTTGAGTGCCTTTACATCGGTACTTACAACCGCAGGCGGAACAGGTTCGTTTAATTCTGCTCAAACAACTCAAGGACAAATCGTTGTTACTGGTGCAACTGGTTTGGTTGCAGGAAATGCAACTTATTTGAATCCTTCGGCAACTATGACAATTCTTTGGACAGGATGTGAACTATGAGCTACAAGCTTTACAAGACTTACGGAAGTGATATTCCAAATGCAGTAATGACTATTGGCATTGAGCCATTCAAATCGTTTTTGATGGATGAGAACAATCCCGACTACCAAGAATACCTAGAATGGCTTGCCGAAGGTAACACACCTCTTCCTGCTGACGAACCTAGCGAGGGATAAATGACCCTAACTGAAATCGCCCAATACGCAGGCGAGAAGATTGGCAAGACCGATGCCGATACGCTTACCTTCCTGCAAAAGTCTGCCAGCCTAAACTATCGCCGAGTCTGGAACTTTGCTGCTTGGCGCGAGACTGTCACCACCTCCACCTACTCAGTCGGCACGGCCAGCAGGACTGTCTCCCTTGGCTCCAACGTGGAGAATCCTCTTTCGGTAGCTTACAATGATGCTGAAATTCAAGCGATGGATCTGGCTACCATAGTTAGCCAAGACGCTAATTTGTTGGACCAGCGTTTTACTATTTCAAGGGGCGTAACACCGGCGGGACTGCCGAGCTAGACCTCTACCCCAAACTAGACACCACCAGCACCAACACGCTCTTGGTGGTGCAAAAGCTCCAGTGCCTAACCCGCACCAACCTAGTCGTAGATTTTCCTCCATCTGCCAATGCCATTGCCGACGAACTACGCTTACCTCACGTCAGCCACGTTGTCTTAGCCTTGACCCACGCTGATGCCTTGGAACGGGAACGGCAGTACGGCAAGGCGCAAGTTGTCACGCAGGCAGCTAACGCCGATTTGGCGGCGATGGCCAATTACGAGTTGTCCCAAGTAGGCGGGATGAAACAGATTACCCCAGTTGGCTTGGGCGATTTAGGCATCGAAGAGATTATCTAACCGCTATGGCGTATTTCATAGATGCCACCGACGATGTGTTGGCGTTTGATGGTATCCGCTCCTTTACTGGCGGACAAGCCAGCGGACTCCAATCTGACCAGTTAGCCCAGAACCAAGTACAACGGTTGGTCAACATGACCCTTTCCCCAAAGGGCAATCTGGAGACTCGGCGCGGGGTAACTAGCTTTAATACGACCGCTACATCCCAGCAAGGATCAATCGGTGGGATGGCTTACTACGATACTACCGGCACGGAAGATTTGGTTACTGTGACCCAAGGCAGGCTGTACACGATTGATTCCGGCGGCACAGCCGACCTCCATCCTGCTGACGAACTTTGGGGTGCGGTCAATAGGACTTGGGATGCGGAAGTCCAGCAATGGGCAGATGGTTATGTTGTGGCTTATACCTCCAAAGTTTCCATGGCGCAGTTTAACAACAAAATGTTTCTGGCAGATGGCGATGACGATTTACACTTTTTTGATGGCAACATTGTCCAACGGCAGGGTGGTAAGGTAAGGGCAATAACCGTCACAACCGCAGGCTCTGGGTATACCAGCGCGACTGCCATTATCACCGGCCCTAACTGGGGCGGGGAATTGCCTACTTTAATTACCAACGTAGCTGGCGGAGCGGTGACGGGGGTAGTAGTAGTCAATGGCGGTTCTGGCTACGGCTACACGCCTACGGTTACGATTATTGGCAACGGCTCTGGGGCTACGGCTACGGCTACGGCCAGCCCACCGCCCCAGGGGTTACAGACGATTATCAATGCTGGCAATAGGTTGTTTGGCGTTGGTTCTGGTGCAAACCGCAATACACTTTACGCCTCGGACATCCTAGATCCTTCCGTGTGGGATTTGACAAACAGCGTGGTAGTTAACGGTGATGATGGCGATGAGATTACCGCTATTGTGCCTTACTTTGAGAATCGTATTATTGTATTCAAGCGGCGCAGGATATTCCAAATCACCATCCCGCCCGACATGACCAGTGCGGCTGATTGGACCATATCGATTATTTCCAATAACATCGGGTGCGTGGCGGGGGCATCAGCCATCCAAGTTAACAGCGACATATTCTTCTTGTCTGACGATGGCATCAGGTCGCTCATTCGGTCTGCGTCGGACGACTTTACCTCAGTCGGCTTGCCTATCTCGGAAGTCGTTAAGGACGTAATCCAAGAAATCAATACAGCGCAGATTGGGATTAGCACTGCGGCTTACTACGACAATAGGTATCTACTATCCGTACCTACAGGCTCCAATAACTTTAACGATACGATCTTGGTCTATAACACTATTCTGGGAGCGTTTGAGGGAACTTGGACACCGAAGGTAATGCAGTTTGCCTTGACCAACTTCCAAAGCGAAGGCTTGCGGTTAATGATGAAATTGACTACTGGCCAGATAAACAAGTACAGCGGATACAAGACTCCCGCTCAAACTACGTCAGCAGATTATGTGGACTTTGGCATACAATCCAACGGGACAAGCGTTGGCACGTTTGATTTTAGCTCGTCTGTCCGTACCCGCGATATGGACTTTGGCGATCCATTTGCTCAAAAACATGGTAGCAATTTCGAGATCATCTTTGATGATTCGTATTCTAACAATGCTACTATTGCCATTCAGCGGGACAGCGATGTTGGCGATGTGGAAGTGCAGCCCAACCTAAACATTGCCAGCACCGTGTTGGTACTGCCATTTGTCCTGCCAGCCGTTCTGCCTACTTCGGTTAAGAAACGCATTGCTTCCGATCTGCGCAAGTACGAGAAGTGGCGGTTAATCAACATCAGTGTTACCTCTGAGGCAAACAAGATGGCGGTTAGGCAGATTACCGCAGCCGCCAACCCCGATACCATTGAGGTGCAAAAGACGATATGACGGCTGTTGAGTACATTGAGGAGAGTGGCGTGCCGGAGTCCATGTGGCCTAACTTGGCTGAGTGGTACGGCTGGTTTGAGAAGCAGGGCATGGTAGGGGTGGTTAAGGATGGGGAGGAGATAGCAGGCGTGGCTCTGGCTAGGTGCTTAAAGGATGGACAAGAGCCTAAGCATTATGAGCATACCGAAGATGGTGAGAATGTCTTTGTCGACTTGACGATCTCCTCAAAGGGTGGTAAATCTCTACGTTGCTTGCTGTTGCTCCTTTGGGAGCGTTTCGGTCCCCGCGAGCGGATCACCTTTAATCGTTCTGGCAAACCAAGGAGTTACGACTATATGACATTTATGCGAAAGGCTAGGGTTTAACACCGTGGGTGGATCACCTTCTATTCCTGCACCGCCCCCTCCGCCCGATCCAGCAGCGGTCGCACAGGCTAATTCAGAGGCGTACAAGAAGAATATTGAGACTTATCTTGAGAAAGCTCCAGATATGGCAGAGCTAGAAAACAAGCTTCGCATTCAATATCTACCAGCCCAGCGTGGATTAGAACGGCAGTTATCAGCCCTAGACCAGCAGGCAGGCGTGCAGGCTGGGATGCAGTTAGAGCGTCAGTACGGACCGCAACGCACACTGGAGGGATTGCGCAGGCAGTATGAGACTAGCCCCCAGGCGTATGCCTTGAATCGTGGATTAGGCGATCAGATGACCCGCCAGTTCGAGCGGCTTTACGGCACATCGCCCTATAGCTCAGTTGAGCAGAATGTGGCGTTTAACCGCCAACCAGGACCAGTTGATTTCTATGGCACGATTGGCACGAACATTGGTAGTCCAAATTTAACAGTTGGTACTAAATAATATGGCAGTTTTATCTAAAGAAGAATTTTACAATCAAAAATATGCTCCAACAGCAAATTGGAATACAATATTTTACAATGGTTCAAGACATTTCCAATCCGCAAATCCCCCATCAGATTACAAGAGTTTTTTAGCTGGAAAATCTACATACAATGGAAGTTGGGACAGCGGTCCTAGAACATACGAAACGACTGTTACTGATAAAAGCGGAATGCTTCGTGACTTTGATAATGCCTACCAAGAATACAAGGATACCGCAAAAGACGAAGAGCAGAAGCAAAGCTTGGCTCAAATTCAAGGCCAAGAAAATACCCGTAACTCTCTTGCTGCTCAAATCCAAGCATTAACCGTTGGGGGCGGTGGAACGCCTGCTGGTGCAGCTGCTGGCCCACAATTCAACCAAGCCCTATCACAACTTTCTGCTGGTCGTAATTATGGATCGTCTGATCTTGGCTCGATGCTAAACTTCCAAGTCTCAGACCAGAACATTGTTGACGATTACAACAACTCAAAGCTATCCCGCCTAAACAGCGTGATTGAGCGAGGCAACGCTCAGATTGCTGGGATTCAAGAACGTCTAAACACGGCCAATCAACTTCTTGCTGGCCTTCCCGCTGGCGATGCCAGACGCACTTCTTCTGAAGTGTTCGTCAAGCAACTCAACGATGATTTGAAAAGCGTAACTAGCGCAGTTACTGGCGCGCAGGATATGCAAAAGAATTTCAAGCCTATCACGATGGATAGCCCCGAAGGGCTAAAGGAGATCACATCCTTCCGATCATTCGTCCAGCTACCCGAAGAACGTGCTTCCCAACAGCTTTTCCAGATTGACCCCGATTCTTACCGCACTGCGGTTGGATTGGGTCAGCAGTATCGCCAGATGGCTACTGAGCCAATCGGAGCTACGACCACACCAGAGACTGAGCAGATTCGTCAGACCATCGAAGACGAGGCTCTTAATCAATTACGCCTTGGATCGACTATTGGTGCAGAAGAACGGCGTGGCTACGAGCAATCTATCCGAGCCGCACAGACTGCCCGTGGCAACGTCTTTGGTCTAGGACCGGCAGTGCAAGAAGCCTCACAGATCGGTGCGGCTGGCGAGCAACGCAAGCTGGCACGCTACGGAGCAGCGCAGAGCTTCCTTGGATCTGGCTTGTCGAGTGGTGATGCGCTTAAAGCTGATATAGCGTTCCGTGACGCATTGCGTCAAAACAGGCTGGGTGCAGCTTCCAACTTTGTTGCTGGCGGACCTTCCATCGCCAATCTCGCTGGCGCACGCACGGCACAGCAGCAGGCTGCG